TGTATCCAAGTTCCCGCTACGGCTCGGATGTCCACAGCATAGTACGAAGCGTTATCGTGCCAAAGGATTCCCCAGTAGACATAGAGTTTACCGTCTGACACTTCTGTTTGACAAGAAGTTGGGATATTGCCATTGTCTGTGGTGGTTGGTGCCGTCAAGAGTTCCACTGAAACGAATGTCCCGTTCGCCGTAGAGAAATGATAGATCATGACCGCACGATAGACAATCGGAGTGCTGCCGTTCAGGTCGATGACTCCTTCTGTATAGTGATAAGAAATCCCTACGGTCGAAAGTAGAAGTTCACTTCCGACAATCTGCATCTGCCCGATCAATCCTCCCACCCAACGGTAGCCAGAAGGAAGTTGTCCAGATAACTCGTCACTTGCATCGGGGCCGACGACAGCATATCGTATATCACCCGAACTTGCAGTTCCATAGATGCCTTCACATATTCTCCAGACAGAGACGTTTCCCCCATCTGTCATCCGCATCCTTGTATAGAAAATCTGTCCATTCTCCCCAAGTGGCGACCACGGTAGGGAGCCGAACAACGCCCCGTTCACTTGCCCGACTCCGGAGTAGTAACCATTTGCATAAGCCACTCCCCCCAAAGCAAGACCCGATGCCTCAATAGTTGCAAAGTTGGCATCGTGGGAGAACTCCCATTCAAACCAGACCTGCTCCTGCGGCGTACCGCCTATCAGATGTTCTGTCTCGACATATCTTCCACATAGAATATAGGGCTGGGATAAGAAGAAAAGTAGACGGAAGGTGAGAGCACCTAGATCCATGTTGTCGGTATATACTGGGGGCGGATCGGCATATCCCTCCCACCCACTTTCAGAAGGTCCGTAGCCGTAATACCCCGGAGCGGGCAACCCGCAGCCAAGAGGAGAGATGTTGTTGTTGGTCTCAACATTTCTCCAAACCTCGTTCCCTCCACTGTCGAACTTTCTAATTTCTATACGCTGCCACTGCCAAATAGCGGGTAAGACATCCTTCATCCATCGGAAGGTATAGACGTTGCCAGCGTCATCAGCAACGGCATAACTGGGTGGTGCTGGAGCATCTCCTCCTACAACGATCGGGTAGAGACTTCCCCAATGAACCTCGTGACGAACGGGGTCTTCAATGCACATCGGGACCTGATGTCTATCTACAAAGGAAAGTTCGTAAGGGTCAGACGATGGATTCACGTTGAAATGAATGATGTCGAGACCTGGGTTCAACTCATATGTTGCGCCGGGGATAAGTCCGATAGCATATGCCTCTGCCTTATCAGTCGTGATGTGCAGCGGTATCTTGTTGAACCGCGACTTACAAGTGTTGTCGAATGACTTTGCTTTAGAGAGTTCTATACCAAGGATAACGGGGAAGTATTTGTTTGAGACGTCCCACGGTGGGGGGAAAGAGGCCCAATCCAAGTCTTCTAAGTTGTCGGAAGGTTGGTCAACATAGGTCGCGTAGACCTCTCCAAAGGGACCGTAACTCCCCACGAGTTCTCCACTGAATGTGTTCCAAATATAGGCAGGCCCATTGGCGGGGTTGAGTTTAGGGAAGATCCGCCGGTTCTGATATTGGAAGATATCGCCAAAGAAACTCATACTGGCGTTGCCCGTTGGTAGAACATTGCCGCGCCCGCATAGATGGTCGCAGTATTGCTTGTCACGGTCGCTGCCTGAATAGTGATTGCGCCGGCATTTGCTCCATTCACAACCCTGAACCGCAGGGCAAAGGTCACTTGTATATTCGTGCCAGTTGCTAGTGCCGTTCCAAGCGTATTGATGGCACTGATGAGACTCGGAACGGGCAGAGCCGCCAGTGTCGCGCCACCGCCAAGTTGGAACCCCACAATCGTACAACCCGCAGGCGCATCGACGGCGAACTTCAACCCAGTGGCACTCGTTGCCTTTTTGCACGTTCCAAATACATCAACAACAAAGACTTCGTTCGCCGCAATCGGAAAACTCAGATTGGTAGAAACTCTTGTCGTACTAGAAGTCGTGAAATCAGACGTCAAACATTTTGCGCCCATCCCGTGAACCGCAATCAATGCCGCATGGGTATTTACTTTGTCCTGCGCTCCTGTTGGCGTTTCTTTTGCACCAAGGTCATCGGTCAGGTTTGTTATCTCTGATTCAGGATGTCCATGTCCTGCTGCTGATGCGCCGACTTCCGCAGGGGTATATGCTGGCTTTGTTCCTGCTTTCGCCCACGCACTGACATCGGAGGCAACCCGGGCATCGGCAAGTCTCGAGTCGTCTGTCTCCACTTTGGCAGATAGGTCAGAAACGAGGTCACTGACGTCACTCTCAGAGATAGGGAGTCCGACCGCGCCTACTTCCGCAGCAGTATAGACGGGTTTTGTTCCTGCTTTCGCCCACGCAGGGACGTCGGAAGCAGGACGAGCATCTGAAAGACGCGCGTCCGTTGTCTCTATCTTGCTATTCAGCTGCCCCTGAACGTCGGAACTCACCCCGTGCATCCGACCAAGTTCTACCTTTGTCGTGGCGAGATCCGCTAACTTGTTCTCTCCCATAGGCTCTCCTAGGCCGTTATTCCTAGACCGTCAGCGGTCCAGTTGACGGAATCAGCGTCACTCGTGATCGTAGCTCCAATGTACCACCCGTCGACGTCCACGTCATTGGTCACGATGCTCGCCGTCGTACCGACAACCGGGGTGAGCATCACCGCCGGCAGAGATTGGAACTTGTGCTTGAAGATAATCGTTGTTCCTGTGACCGATCCATAGTCATGCCAGGCGACGATTGCCCCGAGATAACTCTTGATGGCGCCACTTATCAGTTGACCGCCCTGTCTGCTCATACCACCATCGCCTCGAGGGTTGTCGTCACCAGTGTTGGCGCGATGTCAATCGTCGATGATACCACTTTGTAGGTCGCTGGGTTCCCGTCGATGTCATGCCAGGAGAAGGACTTCCAAAGGGCATTCGTGAGCAATCCCGCCCGCTGCACGGTAAGACCCTGTGCCGCTTGCCGGTCCAGCTTGTACAATTCGTCGGCCATCGCCTGCAGTTTCGTGTCCTTGAGTAGCCAGACTTCTGCTAAGAACGGATTGACCTTTTTTGAGAGATTGTAATTGGTCAGGTCCGGCACGGCGGCGGATTGTCCTTTGATTGCTCCACCGCCCGTGTTGGTATTTGCCACGACGACATCACTGTGAATCTGATTGTAGTGCATGGCATAAGAAGCCGCCATGATCAGCGGATCCGCCTCTGTGAGCGAGATGGGTCCTATGGGAGTGGTATAGCAAGGAGCAATGACCGCGAACTTGCCGGTCTCCGGGATGGCGTAGATCGCATAGCCCAGCCACTGCAGGATTTGCTGAATCTCTGCGAGGTAGGTCGAGTTTGCCGCTAAATAGATGCCTCCCTCACAGACGTCGACCATTGGCGTGGTGTTGGTAACAAGGATGTCGCAATCGATGCCGGAGAGGCCAAAGACGGCCGTAATAAGTGCCTGGAGCAAGTCGCCAACCGTATCTTCTACCCATGACTTCTGAATCAACGGGAGTTTCCACGCACCGAGTCGGTCACTGAGCGGCAGGCTACTCGTATATCCGGTCTTGAATCGTTGCACGGTCCGGTCGTCGAGTTCGTAGTGATAGACCACGCCATCGACCGTGATGAGCCATTCGCCGGCCAGCTTTGCTATGTTCATGACCGGAGAAGGTTCGAAGGCATCAAGCGTCGCACCCCCGCCGTCGAAGATGTTGGACTTGAGCTGAATGTGCATCGGTTTGTACTGAGTAGCAGTCAAGACGCCGTAGAAGGGAGCGTTGATGCTCAAGACCGGGATTGTTATGGCCGCCATAGTTCCACGGTGACTGAGCATTGCTTTGCTAGGTCGTTGGTGTCCTGGGTCCCGTGGACAGATTGGACGTCGATACTGAGAACGGAATAAGTCTTGCCGCCATAGGTAATGAGGTCCTCACTGCCCTGCAATCCCGCCATAAGATCATTGAAGTCTGTCGCGCCGACCGTGCGGATCACGAGACGACGTTTCCAGTAGCCGATACCCCGCATAGGGATAGCGACGGTAAGACCAGGGGCAATCGAGCCCACGGGTGTCCAGACGTCGCTGGGCGTCGTTTCTTCAACGTAGGAGCAGGCGCCGCCCGGTGAGTCTGTTGGAATTGCGTAGCTCATATCACCCCCCTATGTATAGCTAGCGCTGCCGCCCAGGGCAGTCATCACCTTAGCAAAGACCAGGGCCCCGAGTGTCTCCTTGAGCTTTGCCAACGCCGATTGGTCAACTTTGATGGATGTGCCGTCAATTTTGAGCGTCAACTGCAGTTCCTCTTTCCGAACCTTCACAGCGCCCGAGAGTGAACCGATGTAGGAGCTCAGGCCCGAGACGTTGACCCCGGACACGTTGATCGGTGACCAGGCTTCTGCAGCTGACTTGACGGCATACTTCTTCTCGATCTCAGCGCGCCTGGCTGCCGATAACTGTGTAATGAGTACCTTGTCATCGCCCGCCTTGCGCCAGGCAGCAACATCGAGCTCGAGGTCATGGAGTTCCTGCTGCTTCTCCGAGTGCGTGGCGTCATAGAGCTGGTGCTGCAGGTCGGCATTGGCGGTGATCTGATCTGCAGAGAACGCGCCGGCCACCGTCGGCGTGGGTCTGTTGTTGGAGAGGACGAGAGCGTTCTGCATGTCAGACGTCCAGGTGCGAGAGGGATAGTTCGAGATAGCGGTATTCGCTTCACGAACTCCTTGTAGGGTGCCTGGGATAACCTGAGCCGGTCCGTTGTTCCAATTGTCGATGAAGGCCTGTCGCTTCTTCGCCCAGTCCTCCGACTGAGCATAGGTCATGGCAGCGGCAGGGATCGCGACCATCGCCGCGCCCACACCAAGGACTCCGGCACCGGCACTCCCCAGGAGTTTCATGAGCGCGGCCCAGCCGGCACCCCCCGTGAGTGCGTTGATGCCCGTTTTCATTGCTGCCAGCCAAGTGATCGTTTTCTGTGCAGCGCCACCGATCAGTAGGATCCCCGTCGCCACCAGGGCACTCTGTGTGATGATCCCCTTCATAGCGTCCGGCATGTCGTTGAACTTCTCTACGAGCGTGGTCAATCCGTTCGCTGTCTTCGTGAGTTCCGGCAGCAGGCTCGCGCCCATCTTCTCGCTCAGTTCCTCGATCGCGCTCTTGAACTTGACGCCAGCGCCTTGCGCACCTGACATCTTCATCTCTGCTTGCCCGGCATAGACGGCCAGCTGTCTCAGCACATCGTTGAAGTCGACAGTCCCGTCTTTGCTCTTCGTGATGATCACGCCGTACCGCTGGAACAGCCCGACATTGCCCGTCATCGCCTGTGCACTTGCCCGGAATCCCTGCTGCAGGTCCATGCCCGTCACGGCGCTCATGTCCAGCAGCCGGGGCAGCAAGGCCTCTGCTTGCGTCTCCGTGAGCTTCATGGTTGAAGCGAACGAGAGCGCTGCTTTCTGTGTTTCGTCGTTGACGCCCGTCTGTTTGCGGAGGCTGTTCGTCAGAGCATCGATGTGCGCCATCGTGGCCACAGAATACTGCCCGGTGTTTCGCAGGCTTGTGGCAAGTCCCAGCTGGGCTGTCTCAGCAGCCGCGGCGTTCTTTGCCATAAGCCCGAGGCCCGTGGCCAGAGCGGCGCCTGCTACCAGGGCAGCCGTCCCGATCTTGGACATCGCGGCAGTCTGAGCGGCACTTGCCGCCTTGTTATCGGCAGCCTCCTTGTCCCTCAGCTTCTTGAGTGCCGCTTCTGCGTCGCCGGTATTGACGATGACTTGACCCTGGATATCGAACTGTTCGCTCATCAGTCCCCCACTCCATACGGCTTGGTGCCGAGTCGATGTTCCGAGGCTAAGACCTCAAGCGTCGTGAGCAGCATGACCGGCATAGCGTCGAGGTCAGCCAAGCTCAGGCGCATCAGGTCCCCGTGAATCAAGTTGAGGGTTTCTCGACCCCTGGCGCCCCAGTAGGCGAGCTCTCCGTCTGACCAGAGCCAGTGGCACCTTCCACGAAAAAATACTTGAACGCCTCGAGGATGTCCTCAGCTGTCAATTTCTCATTCGTCGCTACGCCCTTGCCCCGGTGCATGGCGATGAGGTCATGGACGAGGCCGGGATCACCCTTCAGATAGTTCTCGTAGGTCATGCCGTACACGTTCACGTGGTACTTGGCGTAGAGTTGGTCGACCTGCCCCTTGGTGATCTCCATTAGGCCGCCGGCTCGACTGTTCCGCCGATGGTGAATAACCAGTTGCCGCGACTCGAGTCACTGCCCGCAGTCCTGATGGTAATGGTACACGTTGCTGTCACGGCAGTCGCGTTGGCGCTCACGGCCATCAGCATAGCTGACAACCCAAGTAATGCCAGAGGATCAACCCAGCCCTTGAACTCTGCAGTGGCCGACGCAGTCCCTTTGAACTTGGTCATGACCGACTGCGCAAGTGTTTGTCCGACGTCATTATTCTGGATTTCCAGTTCTTCACTGGCTGCCGCATCATACTTCAGACCTTCGACGATAATTCCCGTCGGGCCCCCTGTCACCGTAATCACCGAGCCAGGACCCATTCCATAGGCATACCCATTGTCCATTTCAGCTCCTTACTCTACCGCACTAGGCGATGGCGTGATATCTACAACGGCGACGTACACGCCGGTCGGGGTCGCGTCAAAGGTGAAGTCAATCATTGTGATAGCGCTCTTGAACCAGTCGGTTGGCAAGGTCGAGGAAACCCAGACCCCGGGCTTGCCGGTCACGGCGGCGGCAACAACAATCGGTCCCACGGCGGTCACAATCCCGAGGTTGGAAGCTTTCGGGCGCGTGATGGTCACGGTGTGCGTCGCACTGTCCGTATTGATAACGAGCAAGTGCAGGAACTCTGAATCTGCTGCTACGTTGTTCCCGTTGGTGCCATCAGCAACGGACAAGGTGACGGCCTTGCCCACATTCATTGCCTTGCTGACTTGTTTCGTGATCGTTGTGACTCCCATCGTTGCTCCTTATCCTTGAATCGGGATCGTCCAGGTGCATTTGGCTAATTCCAGCACGTTCTCATATTGATCGACCCGTCGGACGTTCACACGGTCGAGACAGGGCAAGGCGTAAATCATGGCCTCCATCGTGTCTGCCAGAACGTCAAACGTGGGGATGGAACAGTAGGCGGTTACCGTGATCGTCGTCTTGCAATTTGGTTCGCCTTCGCATCCACGTTTGTCCAACAGGTAGGTAAGACAGGGCACGGTCTTACTAATGCTCTCCTGGGGATAAATGTAGTAGACCGGCAGGCCGACGCTCTTTAGGATTGCCGTGACATCGAAGCTTTTCATAGGCAACCTCTCAGGACGCGAATGCAGTCCTCGCGTTTGTCATTGAATGCCTGCTCGACCCATCGATCCGCATGTTGTCCAGATGTGCGATGAAAGTTCCCGTACATGTCGCGGTAGACCCATGGAATCTTCTTCGCCTTCGATCCGCCGGGTCCTTCCGCATAGATCCCCGTACCCCAGTGGACATATTTGGCGTACGGCATTCCCACGTAGACCAGACCAACGATACTCGAACCTTCCTCCACGGCTGGCAGGAACTTCGTGCTCCTTGTCAGATTGTGGCTCCGGTTGATATAGGCGTGGTTCTCTCGGGCAGAGGTACTGATGGTATCGGTGCACCAGTTGATGGCAATCATCATCTTGGCCTTGATGGCGTCGGTCACTTTCGCAATCTCAGCCTCTGGAATCGTGAACGTGATATCAAAGGACGCCACTGAGTTCAACCTCCTTGTGGGTCTCATAGTCGCGGACCCGCACGACGTCGTAGGAGGTGCCCGCGACGACGATGCGGTTGCCGACGGCCACGATGGTCGCTGGACTCTCGCTATCGATATAGAGGACATTGGTCACGTTGATGCCGGCCCCCTCTTCATACCTGGTCAGACTCATACTGGCAGGCACCAACGGACCTTCACTCACGGCGACGGGCGACCATGTTGGCGTCTGCCTGCCGTCGGCAAGGGTCTGGAAGATCGCTGCCTGCAACGTGAAGGCTTTCACGTATGGGTCGAACATGCTCAGGTAGCTCACAGTTGCGTCTCTCCCTCGTCCAGCTCGTCGTCCGGTTCGTCGTGGTAGAGACGGACCATGCCGCCCCTGCTTTTCGACAGAGATGCGATGGCGGCCAGGACGCCCTCGTTCGAATAACTGATGCCGCCGATCGAACGGGCAACCGCGACCGTGCCGATAAGCGCCCGCAGGCACGCGATGGCGCAGCCGGTGGTGTCATAGACCGTCACGCCTTCGCTGTCGACCGTACTATAGCCGGCGAGCAGCGTCATGACCTGTTCATCGGTCAGATTGCCCGAGATCAGCAGCGACTTGGCCTTGACGGCGGCGACCGCGGTATTCTCGATCATTTCTTCGTCGCCATGAGCAGTTCCTTGCACCGCTGCTTGATGGCAGGATCACGGTAGAGGGACGCCGCCCACTCGATATACGTCCGGTCGGTTGTGATCACTTCCTCCGGCGTCTCGCCTGGATGCGACTTGCCACCAAAGACCAGCATGGGTTGCCCTGTGACCTCTGGCTCGGCTGCCGCATGATTCTCTGTCTCGGGAGCCTTCGTCACGACAGGTGCCTGAGGAGAGGGCACGGATGGACCCGGAACATACGCAAGCCCCCTGGTCACCCAGCGTTCGGCAAGGTCGGCAGGCAGATCGTAGATCTCTCCGCCCCGGTATTCCGCATGTGGTCTGTTCATACATACTTTCATAGTGTCCTCGTATGGGGGCGGTTCTTCGCCGCCCCCGGATAGTTGCTAGGCGTCGACCGCATACCAGAGGTCGACGGGTTTGGTGCCGTCCAGCGTTCCGGCTGGCGCGTACGTGTTGTTCGCCAGAACCGTGGCGCTGGTCACCATCGTACCGGCGTCGACCGTGCTGTTGAAGGAAAACTTCGAGAGCGGCACGCCATACTTCAGGAGATGAATGAGACCGAGTACATCGCCAAGGACGAACGCGCAGGTGTGTGTTCCTGCGGGATATACGAAGGATACGAACGACTTGAATGCCTTCGCCCCCACGATTGGAGTAGTACCTGACAGCGTGAAGTCCTCGTAGATGGCGTTGCCCGCGGCGTTAAGTCCATTGACCCTGACGACCTCGTTCGCACCTGCGTTCCCAGTCAGCACGATGTTTCGAGGCACGTCAGGCTGGACAAGAAACGTAGTTGTTGGAGTCAGAACTGTCGGGGTCGTGAGAGTAACTGTCGCTGCAGGGGAAAGAGTTGACCCCAGCACAGGATGCTGGTGGTAGTGCGCGATCCAGGAGAGCAGCTCAGGCGTCGTGCCCTGCTCTCCCTGAATCTTCTGGTTGGCGGACGCTTTCACTGGATAGAGGCTCACATCCGCCTCCCTATGCCAGCAGGAGTCCGAACGCGCAGCGGCTCGCCTTCGTCGGCTGTACCCGATTGATGGGGTTAGGAAGAGCCCAGCCCAGGCGCAGCACGCACTTAAGCGCCACCATGTCCTTCTGCGCCAGCGAGAGGGTCGTGTCCCCGGCAACGTTGGTCAGGGTCGCTTCCTTCAGGATGGAGAAGGTCATGTCTTTGCGGTAGGTCCAGCGAGCCTGCTTCCAGTCACCGGCGATCATGAGACCGCTGTTGGCGGACGCCACGGCACCCAGCATATCGAACAGCATGGACTCGCCGTCGAACTCGTAGCCGGTTCCCTGGCCGGGAGTGCGGTTGAAGATAGGAACACCCATACTGTCGCGGGCAGCACGGATCGCTGCCTTCATGGTGGGTGCAGCGATGGTTCCGTTGACCAAATAGCCCTCGGCCTCCATCTTGCTGAAGAGACCGGTCGCCCCGAGCACGGCGTCGTAGAGGTCGTCAAAGGCGGCCAGTGAGACGACATTGCTTGCGGCGAGAGCTGTGGTGTAGAGACCAGCCGGCCAGTTGGTGGGCTTGGCGGTCCCG